TGTGGGCTATTGAGGTGCATGAGGCTTACCTTGCGCTAAAGCGTCAAGGATTCAATCATGAAGATGCTATGGATTATGTGACTAGCACATTTCATAGACCTTCCATGCCTGATTGGAGCCCGGTCAATCCCGACCACGCTTATGAGGATGAGGAAGAAGAAGATTAAGCGAATCGTTGTAATCAGCGACCTTCAAGTACCTTTTCATGACAAACGAGCCGTCCGAAATATCTCAGCCTTCATCCGCAAATACAAGCCTGATGACGTTCTATGCGTGGGCGATGAACTCGACTTTCAAACAATTAGCCGCTGGTCATCCGGTAGAGATGAGTGGTCTGGCACCATTGGTCGAGATCGTGACACAGCTCAGACCGTCTTATACGAATTGGGCGTTACACATATCGTCCGATCCAACCACACCGACAGACTCTACAACTCCCTAAGCAAGAGGCTACCCGGGCTTATCGGGTTACCCGAATTGCAGTATGAGAACTTTATGGGCTTTGATGCTTTAGGCATTACATTCCACCGCAAGCCCTACCAAGTCCATGACAACTGGGTTATGGTGCATGGTGATGAGCAAGCCACTAAGCCACATGGGGGTTTAACGGCCCTAGAAGCCGCTAAGAGGCATGGTAAGAACGTGGTCTGTGGTCATACTCACAGGCAGGGGTTATCGTCCTTTACAACGGCCTCTGGAGGCGTTTTAACGGGTACTCTGACAGGCTTTGAGGTTGGTCATTTGATGGACGTGAGCCAAGCGTATTACACACGTGGCACAATGAACTGGCAGGCAGGCTTTGGCATTATCTATGTAGACCGCAAGCGTGTGTCACCTGTAGCTATACCGATTGAACGCGATGGCTCCTTCATTGTCGAGGGCAAGCGTTTCGGCTAGGCCGTTATCAAACCGTTATACAACACGCCGACACTAACCTGTCGGCTATCTGTGTTTTGCCCTACCTTTGGCTTAACGAAAGGGGCGATATGAAACACAACCTAACGCCTGAGCAAATAGTGTACGTGTGCTTTGGGCTGCTCATTGTCAGCTCATTAGTGTACGTACAGATTCAAAACCTCAAGGAAAAATACTATAAGAAGGGCTATGCACATGGATGGAACAGAGCAAAAGGATTATTCAGCCAAAGGAATCCTCGATGAAGCAAAAGACATACTCGATGAGCGAGGGCTTGACTACGGACATCCGGCAGTCAATATCAAGCGAATCGCTGAGTTATGGTCTAGCTATTTCGGCAGGGAAATTGATCCGTTGGACGTGTGTATCTGCATGGCATTGGTCAAGATCTCAAGAATCGTGGAAACTCCAAAAAGGGATAGTTTTGTGGATCTCGTCTCCTATGCTGCGCTTGCCGGGGAAATGGCAATCGGAACCGACTGGGCTGATTATGGCAAAGATTACGCAGAGTAAGCGCGGAATCTGGTGCGACTATCATAAAGTCAGGTTTGGGGCTAATCACCCGCTAGGGCAAGAGCAGGCGGTCTGGACTATTACGTCATTTGTCCACGGAAAAGTCATAGAGAGGCACTACTGTTTTACCTGCGCCAAAGAAGCCCAAACGTGGCACGATGGCACAATTTGGAGCTTTAAGGAGCAACTCGACTATAAAGAAGGGAAACAACAGTTAGATGTTTAACTTAAACGATTACGAGGACGTGGATACGCGCATTCACAAGTTCTATGAAACCTATCCTGATGGCGCGATTCTGACGGAGTTAGTGGGCAACGATGAAGAAAAAGGAATTGTTGTATTTAAGGCGGTGGCTTACCGTACCCATGTCGATACTCAGCCTTCCTCTATTGGCTATGCGCGTGGTTCTCGCAAAGATCGCGGTGTTGATCGCGATTTCTGGTTTGAGAATTGCGAAACGTCTAGCATTGGAAGATGTTTGGCAAATCTCGGACTTAGTGCTAAGGGAAAGCGAGCAAGCAGCTTGGAAATGGCTAAGGTTGCGGACGCTCAAGCAGCTGCAAAACCGATACGCGTACGCACCGAAGAACAAGCGGCTTTCCTAAAGCAAAACAATCCTGACAATGAGATTGTTTGGGATACCACAATAGAGCCGCCGGCAGATGTTGTCAGCGCGTTTGATAACGCCGTGGACTTAATCAAGACAGAGCTCAAGGCCGAACCTGTACCTACGTGTGCGCACGGTGTACGCACAATTAGAGAAGGGTCAGGGGCTAAGGGAGCCTACAAGGGCTACATGTGTCCGTTACCGTACAAACGCAAGTCTGAGCATTGTGCGCCTATCTGGATGGTCTTAGATCCTAGTGGACGCTGGAGCTTCAGGCCTGAAGATGAAGGGCGGATAACAGGATGAATTGCGGATTCTGTGCAGGATGCAAGCGCATGGCCTACTTTCCGGTAGACATTTACTGTGGACTCTGTGAAGAAAAGTATGAGAAGGAAAATGGCAAGTCAGAGTAGAAAACACAGAGGCTACGCAACTCAGCGCATTGTGGCTGAATACCTGCGTGAGCAGGGTTGGGAGCATGCGCTACCAGTAGGTGCAGGCCGTGACGGCTCAGACATTACTGGCATTAGTGGGCTTGACATTGAGATAAAAGCTCGCACTAAACTAGACCTCGCTGGACTTATGCGCCAGCTTCATGATCGCAAGACTAAAGGGATGGGCGTAGGTGTTCTGCGCCTAAACGGACAGGGTGAGAAGTCAGTAGATCAATTTGTTGCTGTGCTTACCCTGTCTGATTTAGTTTACTTGCTTAAAGCTAGTGGCTACTGAGCCCACACAAATCCACCGCTGCATTGGTTGTGGCTTGTGGATATACGGCAACAGAGAAAGGTGTGAATCATGCCAAGATTTGATTACGAATGCCGTCAATGCGACACAACGAGCGAAATCACGATACCGCTAGAAAAGGTGGACGATTACGCATTAGTTTGTGGTCAATGCAAGAGCGAGATGTTCAAGATTTATGTGGCTACGCCAGCACATTTCAAGGGCAAAGGATGGGGTAAAGATGCTTAAAATTGGATCATTATGCACAGGTTATGGCGGTCTTGATATGGCAGTTGAGGCATATTTCGGTGCTGAAACTGTATGGACTAGCGATATAGATAAATACGCATCTATGGTCATTAAAGAAAGAATTGGTAAACCTAATTTAGGTGACCTAAAAGTCATTGATTGGACACAAGTAAAGCCAATAGACATATTAACCGCTGGTTATCCATGCCAGCCATTTAGCCATGCAGGACAACGAAAGGGCACACAAGATGAGCGACATATCTTCCCGTATATCATGCAAGCCATTGGCGTACTTAGACCAAGAATCATTGTCTTGGAAAACGTACGAGGGCATCTCAGCCTCGGATTTAAGGAAGTTCTCCAAAGCCTTGCCGAAGCAGGGTACGATGCAAGATGGCGTGTTGTGCGAGCTAGTGACGCAGGAGCACCGCACCAGAGGGCGAGATTATTCATTGTTGCCTACGCCCTTAACAGTAGATGCACACATTGGCACACCTTCAGATCTCAACCGACACAGCCCGAATCTGCGTACGATGGATGTGCTACCCACGCCAACAGTCGCGCATGTGAGGAATCACGACGAACCTCTGCATTGTTTTCAGGAAAGAGTCGAGAGAAGCAAAACCAAACAAATCGGGATGTCCACAGGTTTAGCCTTGAGATGGATAGACAAGACATTCCGAATACATTGGATCAAGGTAGATTAAATCCAAAGTTTGTTGAATACATGATGGGCTTACTACCGGGTTGGGTGACAGACTTACCGATTAATCGTACAAATCAATTAAAGATACTCGGTAATGGAGTCGTGCCTCAACAAGCCTATCTGGCATTACAATTATTGCTAGGAGAATAAATGTCGACAATTCAAGCCTCTGACCTGCGGTTTTGTAATCCACTTGACAAGCATGTTATGCTCAGAACGCTTGCGCGCCTGAGGGGCAGCGCACTACGCGGTCGAGCATTAGGCCGCGCTATTGTCATTTTAGCGTTGTTAATGACGTTTAGTTTCGCTGCAACAGAAAAAGCATATTCTCAAAAGCCACTTCACGTTATGAATATTAAACTACACGCATATAACAAACTAAACTGGGAACAGTTCCAATGCTATAACTGGCTTATCCATCATGAGAGTAGATGGTCACATACTGCGCGTAATGGATCGCACTATGGTTTAGGTCAGATGCGTTCTGTATGGTATGGCACACTTAGTCCTAAGAAGCAAATAGATGCACACCTAGCATACATACAGCATAGATACAAAGGGCAGCCATGTTTAGCGTTAGCACATTGGGAGCGTAAAGGATGGCACTAAGTAAGAAGCAGTATAGGTCTACTGCTCAATGGAAGAAGATAAGGATAACGGTACTTAATCGTGATGCGTATACTTGTGCGTACTGTGGTGACGTGGCTACTGAAGTTGATCATGTATATCCCAAGTCGAAGGGCG